GCATCTCAGTACTGCCAACCTTCACGTCGCCGAGCTCCTGGAACTGGCGGCGCATCATCTTTGCCTCGGCGCTCACGGCCGCTGCTCTCTCGCCTAGCAGCTTCATCTGCGCCTGTGCGGCCCTCGTGGACGAACCGTCGAAACGGAGCGCGCGCTTCATCATGCGCAGCTCCGTCTCAGTCTTGCTGGCGGCCCTGGACATCGCCCTGAGCTCGGAGAGGACTTTGCTTCCGTCAGCCTTGAACTGTACGGTGAGACCCCTGTACGCCTCGCCCATAGGACCGCCTCCTTAAAGTATCCTCTTGAGTTCCGCTATAGTCCCTTTGCGGTACTCTGGTTCGGGTTCTTTTGCCCCGTTGTTCAGGTTGTTGCAGTGGATGAGCCACTGGAACCTGTCAAAAGGCATGAGCCTCAGCTCTTCGACGCTGAAGCCCATGCCGATCCCTCCTACGTACATTTGCGTGAACGGTCGGCTACTCTTCCCCTTGCCGCCCTTCTTCCCCGGCTCCTTCGACGACGGTGGCGGCGGTATGAAAAAAGTTCTCGTTGACTGCCGAGTTGACAACGCGGCGAAATTCCCACGCGTCGAACTGCGTCACCGACCGCGCCCACGGCTCAAAGTGCGGCACAGAGTCGTCCACCGTCTTGAGCATCGCCCACGCGGCGCGCAGCACCTTGGTCCACGGCACCGTGGCGAAGTCGAACACGACGCCCTCCTCGCCCTTGAAGTCGTCTTCGCGGACCTTGCCGCTGATGTCGGCGATGAGGTCAGCTCCGTCGAACTCGAGCTCGTAGAGCGACATGGTGTACGCGGAGAGCGCGCATTCGCGGCGCTCCCCGTTGATGGTCAGCTCGGCCATGGCTATGCTGCTGCCTTAGTCGGCTTGGTGACGGCGCTGTACCAGGAGTTGTACGTGGTCACCGTGCCGGGGTCGTAGGTGGAGGTTCCGGAGGTACCGGACGCCTCGGCGTAGTCCACGTGACCACCGACGAACGACTTGGTACCGCTGCCCCACGGAAGCTCGACAGGTGCCGCCTCGTAGTCCATGGAGATCGTGTCGGGGGTTGTGGAGTCCTCGGTCGTGTTGTGCTCCTGCGACGGACGCGAGAGCATGACGTCGAGGATCTCGAAGCGCGTGGGCTTGTCGCCGTCGTTCTCGCACTCGAACAGCAGCGCGATGTTGGCGGTCTTGGCATCGGCGTCCTCGAAGATGACGCCGTTGTCGTCCTCGACGTACTTGAACACGTCCTTGAGGAACTGGTCGGAGAGACCGGCGACCTCGATGGAGCCGCTCAGGCCGTTGTTGTTCGAGGACATGAAGTACACGCCGTTATCGGCGTAGAACTTGTCGGTTCCGCCCTCGGGGTTGATGGTGATCTGGCGCAGGCCGGGCATGCGCACGGGGGCGGCGTAGCTAACCACGCCCTGGTCGGAGACGCTCTTGATCGCGTAGTAGCCCTTGCTGACGCCGTAGAGTAGAGGTTTGTTCTCAGACATTGTCTATCCTTTCTATGCCGGAGAATCGGTAGAGCGTGCATGCGCAGCCCTCCGAGTCAATCCATGTCGTGACGGGCGGCTCCACGTAGCCGTAGACGCCGCGTAATGTATCGAACAGCGCCGTTTCCAGCGCGGTGTCGGGGTATTTCTCGTAGAGCTCGACGCTCCAGCGGTGCGTGACGGTCCAGTTCCCGTCGTCCGCGCCCTTCCCTGTCGGCTCGTCCGAGTAGACGGCCCACGGGAGGTCTGGTGCCCCGCCTACAGGCCAGCACATGTGGACGCATGGCACGTGTTGCGCCACCGTCGACACGAGTTGTTCCTTAGCCGAGGGCATTTTCCAGTCCTTCCAGGAGGGCCTGCTCGAACACGGGCACGCCTTCGTCGAATCCAGGGGCCATGTGCGGGTAGCCGGGGACGTGGCCGCCTCCGACCTTTGCATGGCCCTTCTCGAGGAGGTGGACCAGACCGGGCAGCTTCTTGCTGCCGACCTCGCCCATGACTCCTGCGCCCTTGCCGCGCACCACATAGGAGAGCGACTTGGCGTAGCGGCCCGTCATCTTCGGGGCCTGGCCCGACGCAACCCTCCGGGTCGTCTGACACGCCTTGCGCGCCGCCTGGGGCAGCTCGTCTATCAAGGCGGGCCCGATGTCCATGAGGAGCTGGTCGAAGCCGTACGCGAAGCGGTCGCAATCGACGCTTATCTCATGCAGCCCCGCCATTGCGCAGCCTCCTCTTCAGCGTGAGGGTCGTGTACTCTCCCGTGTCGTAGGAGCGCTCGACCTCGTACTCGACGCCGTCCACCTCGCAGCGGTTCTGGCCCTTGTACTCTGGCGAGCGGACTTGCAGCGACGCGTCGGCGTGGAGCCCGAGGTTACGGGCGGCCGCCCACGAATCGAGTCCTATGTTGCGGACGTTCGCGAACACGGTGGACTCGTCGCCCTTCGACTCGCTGTGGTTTCCCTCCGAGTCGATGACCGTCTCGACCGTGTAGAGCACGGCGACCTTATCCCATCGCATCGGTGTCTGCCTCCCCGTTGTCGGGGTCCACCTCTCCGTTGTCGCCGTCGGCCTCGCCGCCGTCATCGGGGGACGAGGTGGACCCTTCGTCGGAAGCGGGCTCGCCCGCGCATCCGCAATCACATGCGCCGTCGGCCTCCTGCTCCTCTGCGTGGCGGTTTGCACCGCTGTTGAGCAGGTCGTCGAGGCACATCTTGTAGATGTCGAGCCAAATGCGCATCTCCTCGTTGGGGTTGTCCTGGCCGAACATCGACTTGCAGTACATGACGACGGCCTGGCGCACGAGCGGGTAGTAGTCGCTCTCAACGGAGAAGCACGACTCAGCCACACCCGCGCGCTTGAGGTCGGCGAGCGCGGCCTCGACAGCCGACTCGACCTCGAGGTCGAAGTACTCGTCGCTCACGCGCAGCGCGACCTTAGCGGTCGGCATGACGCGGGGTTTCAGGTCCTCGATTATTTCGACCAGGTTCGCCAACTAGCGCGCCTCCTCGATGAGCTTCCAGATTTCAGGGTTGGTGGACCCTTCGGGAACGTCCACGCCGAGAGCCTCGGCTTCGGACACGAGCTCCGCCTTCGTCGGGCGGCCCTTCGGCTTCGCGACCTTGCGCGCGAGCTCTCCGTAGACCGTCGAGTTGATGGCCTTGAAGCGCTTGTCGTCCACCTCCCAGCGGTCGCCGGGCTTGCGATCGACGTGCTCGACCAAGTCCTCGAACTTCCTGACGGCTTCGATTGTGAAGGTCGTCATCGTTACTCACCGTCCTTCGGAGCCTGCTTGCGCGACGTGCGGCGCTTGGCCGCCGTCTTCGCGGGCGCCTTGGCAGCGCGCGACTCGGGAGTCTCCCAGCCGCCTGCGACGGCGACCTCGTAAGCGCCCTCGGGCTGGTTGCCCTCGTGGTACTGGCGGGTCGTGCCGTCGAGCAGCTTGTAGTTCTTGAGGGGGTTCATTTACATCGCTCCTAACAGTTTGCTGAACAGGTGACCGCACCCTACGCGCGTGTCCACCTGCACCTTCATGCCCTCTTCGATGCACTTCTCGCAGAAGTACATGTCCTCGGACAAGGTCTTCCCGTTGTTGCGGTTGACCCAGTCAAACCACGGATACGGAATCTCGAGGAAGACGTCCGTCCTCACGAGGGCGCATCCCATGCCGGAGCCATGGACCTCCACGCGCGTCTGGCCTGCGTCCCTGAGCGCGTGCAGCTCGCCGAGCGTGTAGCAGCCTTCGACCGTGTAGTCTCCGTACGGCTTCCCGTCTGGCCTGTTGAGCTTGAACGCGCAGGTGGTGTCGGCCTCCCCGCCCTTGCGGACGTAGTAGCCGCAGCACACGTCGGCCGCGGGGTCGAGGAGGTTGACCAGGGCGTCGGGCGGCAGGACGATGTCGCTGTCCACCATCAGCACGTAGTCGGCCTCCTCGTACTGCGCGAGGTGCCCGATGTGGTTCCGGGCGCGCGCGCAGTCGTAGCCGCGCACGAAGTCGAACAGGGTGTCGTGCCCGCCGCAGTCTAGCCCGTAGATGCTCTTGAACGTGTCCGGGGACACGCTCTCGAACGTGGGAACCGCGATGAGCACGACCATGTCAGACCCCAAACCGGCGGTTAGTTAGAGCCGCCGCCGGAGCCGACCGTGAACTTGCAGAACGCAGCCGGGTACTCAACCGCGAGCGCTAAGCGCTGGTACGCGCGGAAGCTCACCAGGCCGTGGCTGAAGTCGGTGCCGTCGTAGCCGACGTCGAAACGGCGGCCAGTGACATGCTCGTAGATCGTGGCGCCAGCCTTGAACGCGCCAAGCACGGACGTGCCAGAGGACAGCGCCGGGGTCGGCACGATACGGATGGACTTCCACAGGAGGTCGCCCACGGTGACCTTGTTGCCGTAGATGACTCCGACGGGTCCGCCGAGTACGTACTGGTCGGAGGCGTTCTTCAGCAGCTGCAAGGTGTCGTAGTCCTCGTCGGCCACGAGCAGGGTGTCCACGTTGAAGTGCGGGGTAGACTTGCGGATGAGCGTCTTCTTCGCGAGCAGCGACTCGATGAACGCCAGGTTGTAGGCGCTCTGGGTCGTGTCGGTCAGGATGCCGTCCGCGTTGAGCAGGCCGGTGATGTTGTTGCCGCTGCCGTTGCCGCTGATGAGCTGGTCCTCGA